GGTATCCGTTCTGCTGAAGTGTCATGGCGTTGATTTTACGGTGACTCTTCGACAGTGAAAAGAAAAAAGGCCGCAGAGCGGCCATAATTACATTCAAAAATCAATAAGTTGCATAATTATCAATAACTTACAGACACGCAAAAACACAGCCAACCACAGCAAGTAACAGGGATGTGGTCACTTTGTGGATCATATCGCCACCATAAATTTACTTAATAACAGTAACAACAGCCACAAGCACAGCCATCGCAGACAGGACAATACCTGTGAGTAGCCAAGTCTGATTTGCAAATGATTTCTGAAGTTCAGTACGATGCTCAGCCATCTCAACTTTCAGAGACTGGCGCAAATCAGCCATCTCAGACTTCAGGGATTGGCGCGATTCTGCCATCTCAAGCCGCAACCCTTCACGAATCTCCAGTACATCAAATTTGGTGGCAAAGGATTCACTTCTCGTGGTGAGAGTAATCAGGTTGTTTTTGATTTCAGTTACATCACTTTCTAGGCAACTAACTCGCCGTTCAAGGTCGTCATTCATGCCATCGCCTCCATCATTACCACTTCCTGTCACTTGGTTGTTGGATACATTATTGGCATTCTCTTTCTTTTTTCTGAACGGTAAGATTGCAGTACTGTCCGGCATCATTTGTCATCACCCTGCTTACCTACCCAGCTCATAAAAGCTCGGGCCGAGTAACGATGAACAAACCCACATCTGTTGCAGGTAAGTCTGAATTCATAGTTATGGATATTTTTCCGATCATCTCCCTCATATCCCGGATACCCAGTAAATGGACCGATGTAATCAAGCATAATCAAAGCTCTTGAATTGCCCCCCTCAGCAGTTTTCACTTCAGCCCCATCCGCAATAGCCCCCGTCAAATACATGTGCATATCCGTATCGCCACACGACAAACATTTTTCATTCGCAGACGACTCATCGAGAAAACGAGCAAAATTATCAAGCGTTGCCATTCCTTTAAGTTCATCTATATCAAACTTCACTTTTAAGCACCTCCTAGCGGATTAAATCTCACCGCATCCTGCAAGTAATCCGGCGCAAGATGGGCATAAATCATTGTTGTCTGAATCTTTGCGTGCCCCAGAATTTTCTGGAGCGTCAGAATATTGCCGCCGTTCATCATGAAATGACTGGCGAAGGTGTGGCGCAGCGCATGAACAGCCTGGCCGTCAGGAACATCAGGTGCGACCGTTTTGATGACATCGCGAACCAATGGATAATCCAGCGTCGGAAACACCAGTTTCCCGCCCCGTTTTTTGATCTTTTCAAACAAATCTTCGGAGATTGGGACGGTACGGTTTTTACTGTTCTTTGTTTTTGAAAAAGTGATTCGACAATGCAGAACGCGGCGTTGCTCCAGTGCCGCTACCTCGCCCCATCGCGCCCCGGTCGATAAAAGGATTTCAACAGCCAGCCGCTCATCGGGATTTTCAGCCAGTGCATCCAGCAACTGAACACATTCAGACTTACTCAGATATCCCATTTCGCGTTCGTTAACCTTCATTCCTTTCAGACCTTGAACGGGGTTATCGTTAAGGAAATGGCCGGAAGAGATGAGTGCACTAAACATCGCGCTTAACGCCCCAATCTCTCGATTTATGGTGCTGGGCTGTATCCCCTGCTCTATCCTGGACACACGTAGCTCGGTGAGCATCGTTGTATTAAGTTTATGCACGCACGGGTCATCCATTGCCTCACTCAAGCGCAGCAATTTAAGGCGCGTGTTATGCCCTGACTTCATTAGCTGGCCGTGGTATTTCCACCACAAGTCAATAAGCACTGACAGCGGACGGCGATCAATGGAGTTTCCTTTCCACTCATTGTTATGCTGTTGTGCCAGCACCCACCGCTCATATAAAACTGCATCCGATTTCGTTTTAAATTTTTTGCGAATGCGTTTGCCTTTACGCCCCTCCGGGCGCATGTCAAGAAGATACCCTCCCGGAATTGATTTTATGCTCATTCGTGAACCCCCAGCGTTACAAGACCACCATGCCCCCAGCGTTCCATGATTAGCCGGGCTGTGTGCCAGTCTTGCGGGGTTTTTGAGAAGGCGATGTGCTTTTTGGCCCATCAGGGGAGAGAGACGGACTGATCTGTCCTGCAGCCTCATTAGTTTTTCCTGTCATAAGCCATATTGTGTACTTTTCGAAATCTTTAGAATTAATTACGCGATCGACAACACTTAAACCGACCTCTCTTTTACCACTCTCATAGTTCTTTATGGTTCCGAGGTTTATCCCGGTAACATCAGCAAACTCAGCTTGAGTTAACCCTTCACTCTTTCGTATCTCTTTCAGTTTTTTTTCATATCCACTTGACATGGTGGTCTCCAGACGACTAAATTAATACTAAAGGTCGCCTAGTGACGACTTTTAGCAACAAATAACCACAGACAGAACAGGTTATCACATCATGGCAAAAGTCCTGAACACACACGAACAGGCAGACTTTGAGCGTTTGGCGGCGTTCTATCCATACCGCGATGCGCATGGATTACCAATACTTGAAGAGAGTCTGAAGGATTACGCAAAGCGCACCAATCAAACTGTTAACGCAGTAAAAAGGCAGGCTGACAGAGCACTAATACCCATCAATCAGGGCGAAAAAGGTGGGAAGCGAACAGTAAATCTCTACGCGATTTTTCTGAAAACCATCAGGAACGCAGAGAAGTACGTTCAGATGACAGGACTTAATTGAATGGTCAGCAACATCATCAACGCCATCTTGGCACTCGTGTTTATCGAAGTGGGCGTCGCAGCGATTTATCTGTTTCGCAAACTAACCGGACATGATGAGCGTTTTGTTGATCTCAGCATTGAGTTCATTGCCGCTTATACCAAAGGGCTTTTTCCGGCTGCCATTGGCTCGGTGCTTATAGCGATTGTTCTCCGTTTATCATGAAAAATCTCAGTAATTCATAATCATTGTAGCAAGGAGAGTCGTTATGTGTGGACTGGATAAGATGGATCTTTTCTTAATCATAACACTATCAGTTAACTTTGGGGTTTTATTGGGCCTTGCGGTTGTCATGCAGGGGTATAAACGAAAATGAATAAGCAGAAGAAAAACAGCGAACCCCGTTACACGAGGTTTCGCCGTAAGTACTTTGAAAATGGTCGTTATGCAGGAAAAGTTAAATCAGTGTCTACGATTCGGCATTACAGCCCCGACCAATTCAGCTTTAACAATATATTCCTGCAAGAATGCAACGAGGTCTTTTGCTTGCTCAAGAGTTAAACCAGTGAATAGCTCACCAGCCTCAGGAAGTTTTGCATTATTGGCTAAATGATAGTGGAAACGTAAACAGGCAAGATTGTTTGCAGTAACACATTCAAGCCCAGCAGGAATATAGATAGGTACTTCTTTTTGGGACATATTAATCTCCTTTCTGTTTGTGTGGAAACAACAGAATACCATGCGCCGGGCATGGCTAAAACCCGGCACCAATTCGTAACAGCGGCAGGATATTTTTGTATGAAACAACGACGCAATTCTCCACAGCAGCGTTTCCGCAACGGTGCGGAACACCACGCTAACCGTTTCGCTACCAGTGCATCACGCAGCAACATCCGCTACAGCCTGAGTGATACACACGCAACGCCGGATGGCTACCCAGTAAAACAAATCGGCGAGCACGCCTGGCTGATTGAGAAAGCTGGAATCGTGATCCACAAATGCCCACGCAATCCGTTTACCGGAAACCGCATTTTTGCATTGAGCTGTGGCGACAATCAGTTCGGGCAGGATTTCACATTATACGAAGCACTTCGCACGGTTGATCGTCTGCTTCGCGGGCAAAGTTTTATTAAACAGGCTGATTTATAACAGGTGCTTTATGACCAAAGACCATGCACAAGGTGTATTTATCCGTTTTATTGATTTTCGCGGTGAACTGTTATTACGTGCATCCGCTATTGACGGAGTGACTCCGGCGGGTAAAAACGGAGCCGACGAAGCCACTTACGTTTATCTGAACGGCACGCGACTGCTTCTGGAACTTCCGTACCAGACCGTACGAGAAATCATTAGCGAAGCTGAAAAGGCACGCCAGGCTAATGGCGATGAACCCTATATCGAAATTATTTGTATGGATTCAGAAGCTGAAATACAGAAAGCAGATTAAAGGGCGTTGTGATGGGCAAAGAATATAAAACTCTCATTAACAAAGCACTTGAGCGTTTTTATTTTCGCTTAAGTGCATCAGGCGCTCATGCTGAACGTGCGGCCCGTGACTCATTGACCAGAGCAATCCGAAGTCTGTATGACGTGGCTTTTTACGCTGATGATCTGGATGCACTTAACGAACTTTCCGAGCTGATCTGTGCCGCAGAATGCGGGGAACATATTGAACCGTATAAGCTGGGGAATATCGCATGAGTATATTTATCTCATGGCTTGTTCTGATTATTTCGGTGGCCTGCGCTATTGGGATTATGCGAATTATTCATTCAATAAAAAAGATTGAACGTTTTTTCACTGGCGAATAACAGAGCAAATAAAACCACAGATAAAATAAGAAAATGTAAAAACAATCCGCATTAGCGGAGGTATTCGCACACGCCAAGGAGGCGTAATGGCAATTAAGCATTTTCCTGTCGTTCGTTTTACCTCCAGAGGGCGTGAATACGAAGTCGACGAACGCCTGATTACCACAATCGACAAACACCGTTCGGAAAAGGATGCACACCACATCTACCTCACTGACGGCACTTACTTCTGCGCCACCAACGTGGCGCGGGTGAATCTTATCCGACAGGTACAGGAGCCACGCAGATGACCATTCTGGACTACATCGCTACCCATCCGGGTTGTAGCGGCGGAGAAATCGCCGCAGCACTGAATACCCCAACCACAGCCATCAATGCTGAGTTACGCCGACTCTGGCGCGGCGGCTTAGTCATCAGAACAAACCGCAGCACAGGTGGTCGCGCTCGCAAAGCAGGAGGCCAAGCTTCTTACCACGTAAACCCGATGCCGTTCGGGTGTAGCAATCCACTTACTCACATGTTTAACCAGCTACTGAAGGAAACCAGAGCATGAGCACCATCAATCACCAGAAGCTACGCGAACTGGCATTTGCCCTGCAACGAATGGCAACGCCTCAAAAATTACTGGTATTTCGCGCAATGCTCTCGCCGTCTGCTGTGCTGGCACTGCTGGATGAGCTGGAGCACGCCAGAACCACGGCTCCTGCCATTCGCCTGACGCTCCATCATGAAATCGCTGATTTCTGCGCGACGTTGAAGGCGCCAGGCGAACCGGAAACACCGGAAGCAATACGGCAAGAGCTGCTGCAACGCATTGACAAGGTTTTTGATTTTTTTCTGAACCAGTAAGAAACCAGAACATGCACACACAAAAAAACCGCTTGCCATGCCGCAATCAGTCAGGTTACATTTCCGCTGCACCTCACAAAACGGGTGTCGGGTTTCGCAGCCTGCTGACTACACAAGCGCACAACCGCGCCAGCGGTTTTTTTGTGCGTACTGTATTGCCACGTTTTTTTCGCGTCAGAATTATGGCGGGGCGTACGGGGCCGACTTCGGTCGGGCCGGGTTCTTGTGTAGCCGGTACTGCGAACCTCGTACGTCTCGCCACCCACAGTTTCGCAGCTCTGGATGGTGAGTTTTCACAACTTACTACACAAGGGGCCACACCATGGCAAACCGCAGACTTTCCCGCGCATCACGCGTCGCGCAAATCATGCACATCAATATGCTGCATGAGCGCAGCCACGCACTATCAAACATTTATTCCGCCTCTGTTTTCAGCTATCTGGCGGATGATCTGCACGAGCTTCAACAGCTCATCCAGCAGCAAAACAAACTCCATTAATTCCTGTTCCGGGCCTTTCCTGCACCTTGCGGCGGGAGGCCTTCGCACATCTGTAACAAGAGGATTGCCGCAATGATTCTCGCCAACGACTTTCTTGAATACCTGCTCAACACAGAACGTGATCTTGCCGCTCGCGTGCGTGATCGTTATGACATGTACCAGAAATCCCTGCCTGTACCGCAGCTCGCTGACGGAAAGATTGTTATTGATGGTCGCTACATGATTGACAGCCACGAGGGAAATTACAGGCTTTACCGCATTGAAGGTGGCACCCCGTCCGTTATTGGCATTTACCAGCGCCCATCCTCTGCAATCGTCGATGTGATTGCCGACAGCATCCGCATCACACATCGCCATGCCGACACAGAAGACACCGTGCTGGAAATTCAGCGGCTGGCTGCCGTCTGCCGCGACACCCTGAATGGCATGACGAAGTAAATCACTATGACGGCAGAGTACATCAGGGACTGGCAACAACCGCGCCACGCAGTGGGGCGTGAAGGAACGGGGATCCCCGTTCCTGAATCCGCGCTTTCCTCCTGGCTGGATGCCTACCGGGCAGAGAACGAGCGCCGCCAGGAAATGGCTGATGCGGCGTTCTCCGCCACGCCGCTGGGCAACCTGATTAATAAAAGCCTGGACGCACAGGAAAAACAGGACAAAACCATCACACTGGCAGGAGACGCCAGAAAACAGGCACGCGGCGCGGTGGATGAAGCCATGGCCTCGCTGCGCCTGCTGCCGTCCTATCTGCGCGATCCGCTTATTCGCCACCTCTCCTTCCTGCGCAAAAAACAGGAAGCCGATCGCCGGAAAGGCAAAAAGAGCTGGCAGGCTGAACGCTACGCGCGCGGAACCCTGCGCAAAATATTCGAACGTCTGGACCGCACCGACCACCGCTGGCTGACACCGGGTTATCGCTCCCTTGCCGGACGCGAACGCCTGGATGATTTGCTTTACCTGCCGCAGCTCAACCAGCACCAGATACAGACGCTGGCCACCATGACGGCGGCGATGTTCAGCAGCACCTTCGAAAAACTCTGCGATGGCTTTGGCGCGACCGATGGCGAACTGACCATGGATGTAACGCTGAAGGCGTATCAGATGCTGGCCCGCATGGCGTTACACCTGCACGCCATGCCGCCACATTACGAAGCTCTGAACAAGAGCGATCCGGATACGGAACTGTTACCGGGCGCAATCCTTCGCCTGACCTGTGCGGAATGGTGGAAACGCAAACTGTGGCTGTTACGTTGCGAGTGGCGGGAAGAACAACTCCGCGCCGCCTGTCTGGTTTCCAGAAAAACATCACCCTATCTGAGCCAGGACGCGTTAAGCGAGTTTCGCGCACAGCGCGAGAAAACACGCGATTTCCTGAAAAGTTTCATGCTGGAAAACGAAGACGGGTTCACGATTGATCTCGAGACAGTGTATTACGCGGGAGTAAGTAACCCGGTTCACCGTAAGGCAGAAATGATGGCCACCATGAAGGGACTGGAACTTCTGGCCGAAGCCCGTGGCGACAAAGCGGTGTTTCTGACCATCACCTGCCCGTCAAAATACCACGCCACAACAGAGAACGGTCATCCGAATCCCAAATGGAACGGGGCCACCATGCGCGACTCCAGCGATTACCTGGTTAACACGTTTTTTGCGGCGGTCCGCAAGAAACTGAACCGCGACGGCCTGCGCTGGTATGGCATCCGCACAGTGGAGCCTCACCATGACGGCACCGTGCACTGGCATATGATGGTCTTTGCTCATCCGGAAGAAATCGACACCATTGTGTCCCACACCCGCGATATTGCCATTCAGGAAGATCGTCACGAGCTGGGTGATGATATTACCCCACGCTTTAAGGCGGAGTACGTCGACGGCTCAAAAGGCACGCCAACCAGCTACATCGCCACCTACATCGGAAAGAACCTGGACAGCCGCGCCGTGGATGGTATCGACCCGAAAACGGGCAAGCCACGCGTTGACCACGAAACCGGAAAATCAATGGCCGAGAGCGTGGAGCGCGCCATCGGCTGGGCGCGCCTTCACCGGGTCCGCCAGTTCCAGTTCTTTGGCATCCCCTCCCGTCAGGTGTGGCGTGAACTGCGCCGCCTTGCCAGCCAGATGGCACGCAACCCGGAAGGCCCGCAACGGCTGAAGGATGACGCAATGGATGCAGTGCTCGCTGCCGCTGATGCCGGGTGTTTTGCCTCCTACATTGAAAAACAGGGCGGCGTACTTGTTCCACGCAAAGACTACCTGATTCGCACTGCCTACGACCTCGCAGATGAGCTGAACGATTACGGCGAACAGAGCGTACAGATTTACGGGATCTGGTCACCACTCATCGGGGAGTCTTCCCGTGTGTGCACACATCCGGATAACTGGAAGCTGGTAAGACGTAAACCGGAAGCGGAAGACAGCGCCCGCGAAAATGGTTTTGACCTTCAGGGCGGCCCTGCCGCCCCTTGGACTCGTGGCAATAACTGTCCCCGTGTACAGGAAACGGACAACAACGGGACAGAACAGCCGGAAGAACGGCCAGCACCGTGGCCGCAGCTCCCTGACGGCGTTGAAGTGAACGAATGGATGCGCTCACTGAAACGGCACGAACGCCGGACGCTGATGCGTTCGCTGCGTGACAAGCAGGCAAAAAACAGCAGTGATGAAATGCAGAACTGGACACAGAGCCGCAAACAGCCACGGCCTTTGCCTGATAACCACGAATTACTCGCTAAAGAATGGCGGGAATCTGCCGAATCTCTCGGCCTGTATATCGGTGAACAGCAGATGCAGCACCTGTTACGGGGCGGCAGCCTGTACGTTGACGGCAGCATCATTGCACCACAGGGATTTGAAATTGTACGCAAACCGGATACCCGCCCGGACAGCCGAATCACGCAGCTCTGGCAGCACCTGAGCCGTAATCACGGCGTAAGCAGCACGGAGATCCGCCATAACCCGGTCGCCAGCTATCTGGCACAGCTGGGGGCATCAGACCCCGAAGCCGCCGCACGTCTGGCATCCACACTTCAGCAGGACCAGAACACCATGAAAACCCCCGTTACCGTGCTTTCTGACATGCTGCGCGCCATCCGTGACGCAGAGCACGCACAGAGAATCAGTGAAACAACTGAACGCGCCCGCCGCAAAGCAGACCTGCTGCGGGGTGGCCTGACCAGTAGAAACAAAAAACAGACAGAAACGGGATTCACAAATCCCGTAAATGAGCAAAAAACGCGCCGCGATATATGAAGCGCGCACAAAACAGGCGAAAACGGGATTTAAAAATCCCGTAAACGATTAATTAATCAACATAAGGAAAAGCGACATGAAAATTTGTATCGACGACGGCTCCACCAACATCAAGCTGGCATGGACTGAGAACGGCGAACGCCGCAACGCCATCAGCCCGAACAGCTTCAAGTCGGAATGGTCTGCGCCGTTCGGTGGCACGCAGCCCGCGAACTACATGCTTGATGGCGTGCGCTATGGTTTTGATCCGGTCAGCGATCGCTTTGTCCAGACGACCGACACGCAATACCAGTACAGCGATGTGAATGTAATCGCCATTCACCACGCGCTGGTCAAATCAGGCATCACACCACAGGAAGTGGATGTGGTTGTTACCCTGCCACTGAGCGAGTATTTCGACACAAACGCACAGCCGGACATGGCCAACATCAACCGCAAAAAAGCGAACGTTATGCGCCCGGTGGAGTACCAGAACGGCGAGGCATTCACTATCCGTAACGTGCGGGTTATGCCTGAATCCATTCCGGCTGGCTTTAAAGCACTGGCTGACATGAGTCCGTTTGAATCCCTGCTGATTGTGGATTTGGGCGGAACCACGCTGGATGTGGCAAAGGTTCAGGGGCAACTGGCAGGTATCAGCCAGGTGTTTTGCGATCCACACGTAGGCGTTTCTCTGATGGCCGATGCCGTACTGTCGGTGATGGCCACTAACGGTATGCGCACCAGTCACCACATCGCCAATACCATTATCGAACGTCGCCATAATGAAGCCTGGCTGCGCCAGCACATCCACAATGACGCGCATTACGCCAGCCTGATGGCGGTTATTCGTGAAAAGGAAGAAACACTGAAACAACGCGTGATCCGCGCGCTGGCGGTTTTTTCGGGTTACGGGCGGGTGATGGTTGTCGGTGGCGGGGCGGAGATTGTGGCACCCGCTATCCGCGAAGCCTGCGGAGTTAATGCGACTTTCATCGCGGACGGGGTGCCACAGTTTGCTCTGGTTAATGGGCTGTACGCAATGGACAAGGAGTAAACCAATGACGACACCAACCAGACGGATAAGTTTCTATCTGAAGCCCGCCGCCGTCAAGAACGAAGGAGAAGCATGCGCCTGGCTGGACAGCCTTACACCAGAAGCCCGCAAAAGCGGCCAACGCGTGGCTTTTCTGGCCGGGCTGGCACTTCTGAAGACGAATCCGGCAGAGGCTTACCGACTGGCCGCATGGGCTGATGATGAGATGTTACCTGTGACACAAATCAGCTCAAAAAAGTTTGAAGCACAGTCTGCACCAGTGGCTAAGATAACCAGCCAGATGGCTGGGAATATCCGGGCGTTATTTCCTGAGTAAAAGCATCTGCGCGAAAAATGCTCACGTTTATAGAGACAGTATCATTCCATTTGGCACACTTACTTCAATAATCGATCTGTTAAACAAATAGATTGTCTATTATCTATCGATTAAAACGATCAATTATCTTGACAGTAATGTGCCTTTTTGTAAGATCGTTCGCATTGTGAGCGACAAGATAATTGCGCGGCATTGTCCATGCAAAACGCCCCAATAGCAGCAACTATTGGGGCGTAAAACTCGGTCGGACTCACTTAACCTGATATGCGTGCCTTCCGAAGTAAATCAAAATGTGCGTCGTATATTTTATTGCTTACACGCACCTCTGTAAAGGCACGCATATTTTTCCTATGAGGTAAATAAAGTGCGGGCTAAAACAGGTATTTGCAAGAACCCTCATCGTTATAATCCAACATTTCTGTCTCTCCCTGAATATCAAGGACAAGAAGGTCGGCACAAATGCGCTGCCTGTGCTTTTGAGCTAGGCATAAAAGATGCGCTTGAAGGACGCGCTATGGCTCAGAATGATTTAGTTTTAGCTAACATTCCGTTTAGCCAGGCTGGAACTGTAAGGCACAGAGATGCCTATGAAGCATATGTTCGTGGTTGGCGATTAATAAACAGCAACAATTGATACTTTTGAAGCGCCGATAAGGCGCTTTTTTTGTTTGCACGATAGTGCACAAGTTTGCACAATTTTTTTGAACGACTTTTTGTACTTCCGGCCCGCGTGGTGGCTGGATCCGTCAAGGATCCGTACGTGCACAAAAAAACGCGTTTTTTCTGCGCGCAGGTGACGGGGGAACAGCCCGCGTTTCAGGGGGTAAATAGCATTCCCTGAACGATGTCGCAGAGATAGAACAGAATGGCTGTATTTCTCACGCTGAGCGTGAAAAAGACGTGAGGGCTTTTGATTTGATGGGGTGAAAGGTAAGGCCGTCAAAATCGCACTGAGACGGCGAGAACATGCAGTCAACGCGGTGGGATTGCGTAAGAGTCTGACTGTCGATGATGGCAATCAGCAGGAAAGCGTCGTGAAATTATCTGACTGATACAGGAGCTGGAGAGTCGGGGCATAAATTTTTTATGCCCCGGCGAAGCAGCAGACAAGCGAAGCGCGTCAGGATGTGGGCTGGGTGTCTAACAGTGCGTAAGGGTTAAAGCGGATCACCTCTTCGCCAAGCCAGTCATTGATGTGCTTCATGGCCTCCAT